CTCACAAATATGTTGGGGACCACACAAAAATCATATATCGCTCTTCTTGGGAATGTAGAGTGATGAACTGGCTCGACAAAAATCCAGACATATTATCATGGGCTTCAGAAGAGGTAATCATTCCATACAGGTCTCCAGTAGATGGTAGAATGCACAGATACTTTCCAGATTTCGTAGTTAAATCCCGTGGAAAAGATGGTTCAACCAAAACAATGATGATTGAAGTTAAACCAAAAAAACAAACACAAGAACCAGAAAAAAAGAAACGAGTAACTAAACAATATATTAATGAAGTGGTTACATGGGGTGTTAATCAAGCTAAGTGGAAGGCAGCAACAGAATATTGCCTTGACCGTGGATGGAAATTCATGTTGATGACAGAAGACCACCTAGGCCTCTAACTAAATAGTCCATGACAATAAGACCATCAATACTCACCACATTATCTGAACAAAAAGCAGAACTCAGCTATCAAACGAATAGTCGAGAATCTTATAAATGGTTAATGCAAAAGATTTCTACGTTACGAAATCCAGCAGCAATGTCCAATCTTATGACAAAAGAGACAAACCGTTATATAAGACCAAACGATAGACAAAAGTTTTTGATGGGTGGTTTATACTTTTTTGTATATGATCCAAAAGGTAAGGCAGAATTACCATATTATGACAGATTTCCTTTGGTTATACCACTCAAACGAACATCTGATGGTTTTATAGGACTTAATTTACATTACTTACCACTTAGATATCGTATTAATTTTCTCAAAAAATTATTGCCATATGCTATGTATAATGATGAGGACGAGATTAAGAGACTCCGAATAACGTATCCGATGTTGGATGCGTCATCCAAACTAAAAGAATTCAGACCTTGTATCAAACAGTATCTTTACAGCCATGTTAAGTCCAGGATTCTTTCCGTTGAACATAATGAATGGGATATTGCTGTATTCTTACCAATACAACAATTTAAGAAAGCCAAGCCACAAGATGTGTGGAAAGAATCAGTACAAGAAATAAGGAACTCATAAATGGTAGGTTCAATTAATGACTTCAAAGCAAGTTTTACAACCGATTTAGCAAGGCCAAGCAGATTCGATGTTCTTATTCCTGTTCCAGTTATTCTATTTGGTACACCATTGGTTACAAGTAGAAGCTTGATGTACAGGTGTGAGAATGCTGTTTTACCTGGCCGTACATTTGAAATGCACGAACAAAAGACTTATGGTCCAATTGAAAAATATCCACACCTAACATCATATACAGATATCGACCTTACATTCTTGGTTGACGATGATATGAAGCAAAAGTATATGTTTGATGCTTGGTTTGATTTTATCAATCCATATCTAAACAACAACTACGCATACAAGGATGAATATTCCACAACTATTACAATCAATCAGTATGATGTTTCAAACAAAATGTCATACTCTGTTGATTTGTTTGAGGCTTTTCCTGTTTCTGTAAACCAATTAGATTTGGATTGGAATAATGACGGTATACATAAATTATCCGTTACCTTTGCCTATACCTATTGGAGAAACAATTCTATATTTTGATTAAATTAAGGAGTTATTATGGCTTTACCAAAAATTGATGTGCCAACATATGATATCACATTACCAGTTTCCAAAAAACAAATTCGTTATCGACCGTTTCTTGTAAAAGAACAAAGAAACTTATTGATGGCTATGGAGTCAGATGATTCTTCAGCCGCACATTCTGCTATTCGTGACATTCTTTATAATTGTACCTTGACTGAAGGTGTAGATATTGAGAAGTTACCTATAGTTGACGTTGAATTCTATTTCATCAACCTTAGAGCAAAATCTGTTGGTGAAGTTGTTGATTCAAAGTACCGTTGTAACAATGTTGTGAATGAAAAAGAATGTAACAACCTAATGGAGTCAAATCTGAATTTGCTAAATGTCAAGGTTGAAATCGATGAAAAAATTTCACCGGAGATTCAACTCACCGACAAATTAATGATTAAGATGAAATACCCTGAGTTTGGTATTGTCAAAGATTCTATCAATATGGAAAGTGATACTGATATTACCTTTAATATGCTGGCACAAAGTATTGAATACATCTATGATGGTGAACAGTTCTATTATGGACATGAGACACCAATTGCTGAGATGGTACAGTTTGTTGAAGGTATGAACCAAGAACAATTTATGAAGATTGAAGAATTCTTTAATAACTTACCAAAGTTAAAAGAAAAAGTCGAAATGACTTGTACCAAGTGTGGTTTCCATCATGTGATTAATGTGGAGGGACTCGAAAGTTTTTTCGGATAACCTTTCGCCATGACGATTTAAAGAATTATTATAAAACTAATTTTTCTTTGATGCAACACCATAAGTACAGTTTGACAGAACTAGATAATATGATGCCATGGGAGAGGGACATATATGTTGCAATGCTGATACAGTATATTGAGGAAGAGAACCAGAAGATAAAAGAAAAACTAAGAAAGTAAAATGGCAAAACCTTCGGACGATACAAAGAAAAAAGCCAGCTCGATGTTTAGTCGTGTCGGTAAATCTGCTCTTGGTGGTGCCAAGAAGGTGGCTTCGTCTGTCGGAAAATTATTCACCAAGAAACCAGAAAACGTCATACCACATCCTTCAGGTCCAACCGAGACATTGGGTGAAATCTTCAAGATGATGAAACTTATGGATGAGGATCGTAAAGCCACACAAGAAATGGCAAGTTCTTATATTGAAGAACAGAAACACGAAAAAGATAGACGCAATAATGAAATCATCAAGGCGTTAACTGCTCGTAAGCCACCAAAACCACCAAAAGTAAAAAAAGAAAAGAAGGTTGAAGAAAAGAAACCTGAAGAAAAGAAACCTGAAGAAAAGAAACCTGAAGAAAAGAAACCTGAAGAAAAGAAACCATCAGAGAAAAAAGAGCCAGAGAAAAAGGTAGAAGAAAAGAAACCACCTGAAAAGAAACCACCAGAGAAAAAGGTAGAAGAAAAGAAGCCACCTGAAAAGAAACCACCAGAGAAAAAGGTAGAAGAAAAGAAATCTGAACAATCTGCTGAAAAAGTTAAAAAAGAAGAAACAAAAAAGTCACAAGAGGTAACAAAGACTACTGCAAAAAAAGAAGAAACTCCATCAGTTTTACCGAGTGCAGCTAAAGTTGCTGGTACAGCAGTTGTTACTGGTACAGCAGCATCTGCAATTGGTGCTGCGGAAGGTGGTGGAAATTATGATATTACATTTGGTGATAAAGTAGATAAAAAAGGAAATGTTATTGCTGGCAAAAATATGAGTCCAGAAAAACGTTTTGGTAAAAAATTAACTGATTTAACTTTAGAAGAAGTTGATATGTTAGGTAAAGAGAGAAATAAAATCTCACCATCAACTAGTGCTATGGGTAAATATCAATTTATGAACTCAACATTGTTTGGTCAATTTAAAAAAGATAAAACTGGAAAAGATTATTTTGCGCCTGGCTTAGTACAACAATCTAAACTTGATCTCAAAACCACAAAATTTACTCCAGAAGTACAAGAAAAATTCTTTAATATGTTGCATGAACAAGACCTTGCTACACTAAGACGATTGGGTGTTCCAACAACTCCTGGTTATGAATACATGGCACATTATATTGGCGCAGGTGGTGCTAAAGCAATCTATGACAGAAAAGATTCCGATATGACGGTTCAACAGGCATTACTTGATGCTAAATTGCCTAATCCTGTACACGGTGAAACGAATAAAGAATTGGCAACAATAAAAGCTTCAGGTTTCGAAGGTATATTAGCTGGTAGATTAAATAAACACGGTTTAAAGTCACCACATGCATCACAAGATAATGGAGAAAAATTAAATCAATCATCTAAAGAAAATGCTGACGGTAAAAAAGAACTTAATGCTCAACAACAAAAGGTAGAAAACCAACAGAATCTAAGTGTTATAAATCAGAATACAAATAAACCAGAAGAAGGCACAACTTCAAAACCAAATGAAACAAATGCATTAATCTCTAAGGGTCAAAATAAATGAATGATAAACTAAATTACCAACAAGCCAAAAGATTAAGAGAACAATCTCTTTCTTCCGTTTTTGCTGACCAACTCATTATGGGTGAAGGTTATGGTTCTGCCATTGGTAAAACTATATCATTAAAGACAAAGGCGAAGATAACTGGTATCAAACAGAAATTTGATCCACTCAATATTGCTAAAATACTTACTGGTGGTTCCCGCTTAGGTCCTGCTATTCTTGGTAAAATGTTGGGTCGTTCCAGAAAAGATATTGAGTTCTTTGCTGGTCGTGCACGACCTGTAACAAGCCGGCAGAAAAGAATTGGTTCATTACCAGGTAGTGGTGAAGATACTACAGGAATGTCAGTAGTTCTGGATGATATATTAACATTCTTACACAAGAGCCATGAAGATGATATGATTCTTAGAGAGAAAGAAAACAATCACCGAGAAGGTGAAAAACATGAAGATGAAAGACGGCACAAAAAACTATTAAAGACCTTGGAAAAAGTTGGCTTTGGTAATGGAACTGCTAGTAAAGTTAAATCAGGACCAGGATTATTTGATGGTATTTTTGATAGTATCAAACAAATGATTCAAGATATGATTGATACATCCATGCGGGTTTTTGAATGGGTGAAAGATTTAAAACCACTACTAAAACTTATGAGTAGTAATCTGTTAGGTCTATTATTAAGTCCTGCATTTCTTGCCGTTTCTGGATTTGCTGCTTTATGGTTCTTGTTAGATAGTGCAGCAAAGAACACATCAAATATGAAAGCTTTGGATCCAACTGAAGCTGCCAACATTTTAAAAAATGGAAGTCAAAAAGATATTGATGCTGCTGGTGGCCGTGAAAAATTGGAATCCATTATCAAAGAAGGACCAGCCAAAGCACAAGAGATTTTAGATAGAGGTGATAAAAAAGAAATCTTGGCTGCTGGTGGTGAAGAAAAATTAAAAGCCACCATTGCAACAGGTCAAGTTGCTGTACCAGAAGCACGAAACGCTATGAGTGATATGGCAGCAAGTGTTACACCAAAAGCAATATTTGCCGGCCAAGGCCTTGCTAAAGCCAGTAAAGAAGCTAAATGGGATGAACAATTTGGTGCCTATTATGATCCAACAACAGGTAAAAGAAAAGATTTATCGGCACCTGCATCACCAGCAAATACAGAAAAAACATCACCACCTAAGTTAATTGGTCCGGCTTCAACAGCAGAACCAGTTACAGCAGCACCAACATCAGCTGCTGTAACTGCCAAAACAAATGAGAATATGAAATTGAATTTACAGGCAGTTACAAATTCAACTGATTCAACAATAACAAATAATAGTGTTGTGAATAAAACTCAAACACAACAAAAGAAAATTGTTATGCCTTCTGTCCGTAATATGGAAGAAACTTTCCAACGGACAATATACAATTCAACGAGAGTTGTTTAACCAATAAAAAACCCCGCCGAAGCGGGGTTGCACTTGCATGGGAATTTTTAATTTTCAGCCAACTTAGAGAAGTAAGCCAAATCTTCATCTGTCTCATCTTCTGAGATATCTGCTGTTACTGCCTTCTTAGGTGCAGCCTTCAGAGTTTCCACAGTAGTTTTAGGTACATCAGTAGCACCCAACACTTTGTCCAAACGAGCCTTCAAGTCATCATATGATTTGAATTCTTTATCAGCAGTCAACGCTGTAAGCGAATGCTGTGATTTCCAAATCTTTTCCAATTCATCATCATCTTCCAACAATGGTGTAGAGGACATGAATTCTGACTTATCATAATTCTGATAACCAGCAACTTTAGTAATCTTCAACTTGAAGTTGGCACCTTTCCATAAATCAAATGGATTGATTGGTGTTTCATCTTCAAACTGTGGGTTCATTGCCTCAGTAACCTTTTCGAAAATCTTGGCACCAAACTTGAACAATTTAACTTGTCCTTCGTTTTCTGGATGCTTAGGATCACTTACGATATACACGTTAGCAATGTATGAGAGTTTACGCTTTTGTTTACGTACAACTTCTTTGTTGGCTTCGACACCAGAGTTCCACAACTTGTTGTTGTGTTCACATACTGGACATTGTTGACCTTTAGTAGTCAAACAATTATCGATTAACCAACCACCTGGACC